CACGCGCGCCGGCACCCTGATCGTGATCGACCAGGTTCCTATCGAAAGTGAAGTGTCAGGCTGCGGCGCCGGTCCGTTAGGCTGAAAGCATGCCCAACCCCCGTGAGCGCCTGGATGCGCAGCAGCGCGCGGAGCGCGACGCGCGCGAAACCATGGACAAGTACGCGACCGTGGTGAGCGACTGGTCGCCCCTGCGCGAGACAATCGAGTCCCAGCAGAGCCGGCGCTTTCACCCGAGCGAGCAGGCCGCGCGCTACTACGCGCAAGACATCTTCCGCCGGCGCAAATGCGACGTGCAGGTGCTGGCGCCCATGAACAAAGGCGGCGCCGTCCTGCTCGATCTCCGGTTTGATCCCGTCGAAGAACAGGCCGAGCGCGAGGCGCGCGCCGCCGAGTCGCACGAGGGGTCGCCGGCGGTGGTGACGGCCGGCGCCGGCGAGGAAGACGAGCGCGCCGCCTAAGCGGGGCACTTGGGACACACGGTACCGCCCCCGAGCTGCAGTTTCCAGCCGGCCGCCTGCGCGCGCAGATCCGCGATCGCGCGCCGGTCGGCTGCGAAACGGGCAGACTTCCGGCACTTGTCGCACACCACCGTCAGCCAGCCCCCGCCCGGTGGTATCTCGATTCCGTCTGCTCCTGCCGGCGGCCGGACTTCTACGGCCGCCGCTTTTTTCATTGAATCGGTTTGGGGCAACGGGGGCAGCGGGCTTTTCCTTTTTCGAACCACCAGCCGCGGTCCATCATCGCGAGCAGCTCGAGCGGCCGGTCATCGGCGTTGATCACGCTGGTCCGCCGGCAGACGCTGCAGACGACGATCGCGATCCCGGGCCCGCGCGTGCGTTGCGTGCGATCGTGGAGCTCGTCGCGCTGGTGTGCGGTCATATCGGGCGGAATCCGGCCGAGCCGGGCCGCGGCGTCAAGGGCGAGAGCGTTCGAGGTCATTGCGATAAGCGATCGTCTGTTCGGGGTAGCGGACGGTTCCAAAGATCTGCGCCAGCAACCCGGACCGGATCCGCTCGGCCGAGCTGCAGTCGCGGCATTGCGGGACGGTGCAGGCCGTGCGGTGCCACAGGAGCCAGCGCACATGCTCGACGAGCTCGTCGTCGAGGGTACGCGGGGCGCACCAGAGCCCGGTCACCGCTCGGCCGGATCCTTCTCCCTCACCGGCATCGGAAACGCCTGGCCGGGCCGCCGGCCGAGGCCCTGCGTCCAGTTCCAGTTGAGCCGTACTTCCGGGTTGCGGAACGTCCAGCACTCGAGCGTATCCTCCACAAAGCAGACCCAGAGCAAATCCGTGTCGCGCGATTCCCAGATCAGAAAATAAGCGAGTGCGTGACCGCGCGGGGTTTTCAGGGGAATCGGCGGCTCGAGGCGCTCAATCACGCGTGAACTTTCCGTCATGCCCGCGGCCGGCGCGCTGGCGCCAGTCGTAGGCGTGCGTTTCGCCTTCCGGTTTGGGTTTCGCCGGGGGTTTCGGCGCCGGCGTGCGCTTCTTCGGCATCAGTGCCGGCGGCCGACTTCGAAGCCAATCAGGAACATCAGCAGAGCGAGCAAAATCGTGAATTCCATATCAGTAAGTGAGGGGTTGCGCGATATCGAACCCAGTGACCGTGATCGACTCGAGCAGGTTCGTCGCATTCGCGCTAAAGGCGATCGTCCAAACTTCGCCCGGGTTCGAGGCAAGCCCGAGGCCGCAGATGTTTCCGTCTGCATAGACCAGGCCGGCGGTCGTTTGGTAGCTGAGCGCTTTGTTGAACTTCGTTCCCTGCGTGCCGCCAGTGATCGTCAGATTCACGGTCGCCGCGGACGCGATCGCGGTCCCGTTGTTCGCGAGCGTGTAGCTCAGACAGTCGATCACCGCGATCCCGTTGGTCGCGGTCGAAGAGAACGTAACCGAAGCGGTCGCCGCGGATCCCGGGTTTGAGGTCACCGCGCGCCGGGTGCCTTTTTCCGCCACAACGGCCGGGTTGGTCGCGTTCCGGTTGCCGGTGAGTTTCGGCAGTGCATCGGTCTGGACCGTGAGCGGCTTGATCACGATCGCGACATTCGCCCAGGCGGCCGAGCCTTGAGTAAACGGCATCGTCGCGGTAGCGCTCTCGCTGAGCAGCACGGACTGTGCCGCCATGTCGACGCAGTTCGCGGCCGACGCCGGCGCCTGGATCCCGCTGTCGGCGACGTAGAACGTGCCGCCCGCTGAGATGGTGCCGGCGGCGCAGGTTCCGCCGATTACCAGGCTGTTAGGGACGGTGTTGCTGATGCCGATCGCGAGCGCGATCGCGGTTCCGCTCGAGGCGCCGGATCCGTTCGCTGTGTCGACGATGTCTTGCACTGTGGTGCCCACGTTGCCGACGTCATACGCGACCAGGCCGGTCGTCGCGTTCGCCGAGTTCGATCCGGCGATCGTAAACGTCGCGGTCGTGACCGCGGTTTCGTTGGGGCAGACGTATACGCCCGCAAATTGCGTGGTCGAATTGGTACCGCTCGCGATCAGGGTACAGGTGTTCAGCGCGGAATCAGTGACCGTGCCGGTCCAGTTCGCCGAGTTAAAATTTCCGCTGAACGCCACAACCACCAGCGCGTCGCCGGCTTTGACGGCCTGGCTAAATGTGAGGGTCGTCGTCTTGGCGGTGTTCGTCGAATTGAAGCCGAGATATGTGCGGGTGATGCGGTTCGCGTTCGTGACGCCGGCCGCGCTCGAGGTGTTGAGCGGAGTGGTGAGCGCCGGCTGGTCGATCGGGATATAGGCGTTACTCGCGCCGGCGACCGCGGTCGTCGCCTGAATCGTGAGGTTCGCGGTGCCGGAGCCGGTAATCGGGGTCGACAAGCGCGCGCGGAAATTCAGCACGCCGGCCGCGGGACATTGCCAGATCTGGCTGCCAGTGATCAGGGTATAGGTCGAGTCCGCCGAGGGCGTCGTGCCCATCCGGTAGCAGGTCGCGGTCTGCCAGCCGGAATTTCCATCTGCGGCGGCCGTCACCTCGAACGTGATCGCGCCGCCGGTGATCGTGCCGCTCGCGCTGTAGCTCACGACTGCCGTCGTGTAGCCGCCAGTCGTGACGAATGGCTCGACGGTCGCCATGGGCTGCACCAGGGTCACGCCCGAGGCGCCGGCCGTCGACGCCGACGTCCAGGCGGCCGTTTGCTGCGAGGTGAGCCCGTTGGTGAGCGCCTGCTGCCCCAGCGCGAGCGACGCTGCGGCGAGACACGCCACGAATACTCTAATTAGAGTGTTGTTACTCATCGGAACTGGTGTCCTCTTCCCCGCCCTGTTTCGGCTTGCGGCCGCCGAGCCCCATGTGTTCCGCGAAATGCGCGAGCGCTTTCGCCTCTTCGTCGGGCCCGAACGTGTGCTCTTCGGAATCCTTGTAGGGCCCTTCGCCGGTGTTATCGAAGCGATGCCGCATGATAATCCCGCCGTTGGCGGAGCGCTCGCCTTCGATCGACTTCACTTTTTTGTTTTTCAGGGCCTTCGCGCGCGATTTCTCGCGTTGGCGCCAGTCGGATTCTTGGGCCGTCCGGATTCCTTCGACCATGCGGGAGTACTGCCTTTCCTAGAGAGATTGCGGGATATGCAACGCGCCGGCGCCCGGGTAGTATCGGGTCATGGAGGTCTGTAGCCTCTGCTGGGCGGATCCGCGCGGGTTGCGGCTCGGCGCCAAGTGGCTCAAATGCCCCCGCTGCCGCGGATTGGGGCTCATCCCCACAAAACGCCAGACCCCGGCGGTGCGGACGTCGACGGCGGCCGCGGCTTCTTGCGGAACGGCGCCACCCGCTGCGCAAAAGTGAGCGCGAGCGCGTCGGCGTCGTCGGGCGATGCGACGCCGCGCTTCGCCATGTTCTGTTTACTCTCGATCACCAGGCGATTCGCGCGATCGATGTGATAGCCCGGGCCGGTGAGCTGGGCCTCCAACTGCGGATCGTCCGGAATTGCGCCGGTGAGCAACCAGTCTTTGAGGCGCGACCACATCACGGCGCGCATGTTGAGCACGTGCGGGTCGGGCGAGGCGCCGCCGAAATTCACCTCGATGACGTTTTTGTGCCCGAGCACGCGCAGCCGCTCGACGATCGGGGAGCCGAACGCCGAATCGATAAACATCGCTATCGGCCGGTGCGACTCGCGCGGATCGGCGAGCACGTCGGCCAAGCGTGCGACGATGACGTTGCGATCGCGCGACTGTTCGCCGGTCAACCGGATCCGCGGCAGCGCGCGGGCATCCTTGCCGCGGCGGAAGGCGCAGACGGTCCAGGCGGATCCGCCGCCGGAGACGTCGACGCCGGCGATCAGCGGGTCATCCTCGAGTGTCTCGACTGGGCGCTTTTGGGCCGCGTTCACGCGGTCCTGATCGATGTACTGGAGCTCGCTCGCCCGCGGCGGCAGGCCGCGGACGCGGACCCGGAAGAAATCGGAGTCCTCGCCGTAATCCTCGAGCCATTCTTTGATCTGGTCGGGATTGGTGAGCGCGCTCGCGCGGCTGTCGATCGAGCGGTGCAGCCAGCGGTGCTGCTCGCTGCCGCACGTGATGCGGTAGAACTTGCCGGAATTCCGCGTCAGATTGCCGAACGCGAAAATCATCGGCTCGCCATCGGTGAGGCCGCCCTCGGCGACCTCGAAAATCTTGTCCGGGATCGCGCTCGCCTCGTCGAAGATGTAGAACGACGTCGACGTTTTGGCGTGTTGGCCGGCGAAGGCCTCGGAATTTTCCTCGCGGCAGGTCTGCGCCGTGCAAAACCATTGCTGCGGCCGGAAGCGATGCCGCATCGCGTTCGACGTCACGCGGAAGCTCGAGCCGAACTCGCACAGCGCGGTCCATTTCTGAATCGCGGCCCAGGTCTTGGTCTCGAGCTGGGGAACCGTGTTCGCGGTGACTGTGCCCTGCGCGTCGCCGCGCGTGCACATGATCCAGTCGACCAGCCAGGCGACAAAGGTCGATTTTCCGATGCCGTGGCCGCTCGCGACCGCCAGGCGGATCGGCCGCACGGCGTGCACGCCATCGAAGCGACGCGCCTTGACCTCTGCGCCGATGCGCCGCAGTTCGTCGGCCTGCCACTCATCGGGCCCGTCGAAGGCTTCAAGCGACGTGCTGGGCGCCCGCCACGGGTAGGACGTGCGCACGAAGCCGAGCGGGTCGTCAAAAAACTCGATCGCGATGTCGCTGATCAGACCCTGGTCGAGATTGGCTTGCAAGCTAGGGGATCAGTCCGCTCTGCGGTTTCGGAGCGTTGGCCGGCGCCGGCGTGGCCGACGTGGTCAAGGTCGCGCTGATCGTGATCGTGACGGTCGGCGCGGGGAGCTGATCGATCAATTGGGTCAGTTGCTGAAGCAGGGGATTCATAACTTTACAGTATCGACGTTCGCCCCTTCGTCGTAGCGGGCGAGGCGGTGCATTTCGGCGAGCATCGCCCGTATAAACTCGATGTCGGCCTCCTGGCGCGCGATGAGGCGGCGCAGGAGGGCGACGTGCGGCGGCTCCGCGGGCACAGGCGCGGGCGCCGGTTCGGGGGCGCCGTCATCACTCATGCGGGCGAGCTCAGCCGCCTCGGGATCCGCGGGCATACGCCGTTTAGGATAGCGACTCGACCGGCTCGACCTTCGTGAGCTTCGACCAGGTGTACTGCTCGAGGCCCTTGATCGTGTGGGTCTTGAGCTCAAGCTCTTTGTGCAGCCGGCCGATCTCTTCGCTCGCCATCGCGACGGCCTGGCCGCGGCGGGAGATCTCGATGGCCTGCACCTGCACAATGTCGCTCTGGTGCTGGAGCGCGTTGCACGCCTCATCGAGGCTTCTCTCCTGGCGCATGACGTGCTCCGCGAGGTATTGGATCGTATTGCTCGCTTCGGCGTTTTGCCGCTCGAGCTGGGCGATCCGGTACTGCAGCTCGGCGATCTCGCATTCCAGCGCTTTCGCTTTCGTGACGCGAACGGGCGCGGTTTTCGTGGGTGTCTTCAAAGCCTTCTCCTTTGAATCCTAGTGCGGCGCCGGCGGGGCTGGTACCTTCGGCCGACGCGGGTGGATAGCGTGCGTCACGGTGTGTCGGATCGACACGCCGGCGCGTTTGATGGCTTTCCCGGCAGCGTGCGCGCTGTCGGAGTCGGCGATGTAAAAGGCCGAGCTGAGCAGCCCGAGCCAGAGAGTAGCGTGTGCCAAGGGAAAACCCGGGGCCGGGCGCCGCGGACTTACTAGCGGCCGCGCGGTCTCTTTGTGAGTTGCCCTGTCTCTCAGGGCGCCCGGCAGTCTTGATTGTGGGTTTAGAGCATAGCGCAGCGAGCAGTGAACACGCGAGCGAAAAGGCGGCGACCGCGAGGAGTACGCGGAGAATCAGCCAGGCCCAGGCCTGGACTACCGGAGGCATGCGCCGCCGTTCGCTGCCAGAAATACCCGGATCACATCCAGAATGGTCGGCGTCCCGGTGGTCGCAGCGAGTGCCGCCTGGACCTCGAGCCCGATGTCGGTGGCGTCAATCTTTCCGTCGCCGTTGATATCGCAATTCGAGGCGACGCCGGCGGATACGGTTTCGGCCGCGCCGGCGGGGGTCGCGCCGAGTGTCGCCGTCAACGCTTCGGTCGGCGGCGTGGCGGGCTGCGTGTATTTGATCGTGGCGATCGGGCCGTCCGGAATCGCCGTCGCATTCAGACCGCTGAGCAGGCAGCGCGTGGGCGCCGCATTGCATGTCGCAGTCTTGCCAGTGACCAGTGAGGCCACCGCGGCGCCGGCCGGAACGCCGGCCATATCCCACTGCACGCCGGCCGGTCCGCCGCCGGAGACCAGGCTGATCGTGAGCGTCACGACCTGGCCGGCGGGCGCCAGGCCTGGCGACGCGCTGAGGCTGAGCGATTGCGCGAAGGCGCCGATCGGAAGCGCGAGTGCGAGGAGTAGTTTCATTCCTTGTCCTGAGTGCGGTCTTTGGTGCGGCCGGGATGGCCATCGCTATTACGCCAGTGCTGCAGCGTTTTGTACGCGCTGTCGATCGTTAAGTACAACGCGCCCCACGGCGATTTCCACGCGCCGGGTTGCAGTCGCGGCTCGGGCGCCCAGCCGGCGGCCTCGAGCTCGGAGGTCTTTTGCTCGTTCGTGGGATCGGGTGCCATGGTCTGACGATACCTGACGATTCTTACTTAGGGGCCGCCGCCGGCGCCGCTTCGGCTCGCGCGGCCTCGGCGTCGCGGTGCTTTTGCAGTCGCTGGCGCATCTGGGCCAGGCGCTCGGCGAGCAGCACGCCGCCGGTGTCGGTGGTTTCGATGCGGTCCTTCTGGCCGAGGTGTTGCTTGCCGCACCAGATCAGCATCGTGCGATCGCCGGCGAGCGCGCGCTGCATCTGCGCCCGGCGGAGGGAGACGCGGCCTTTGTGCTGCCCGCGCTCGAGGATCTCGCGGATCTCCGCACTGCGCGCTTTGCGGCGGTTGAACGTCTCGCGCGACATGCCGAACCAGGCGGCGATCTCTTCCTCGGTCGAAAACATCCCCGCGAGCTTCTCGAGCTCCTCGAGGTTAATCGGCTTTGCTTTGGCCATGCAAATCGCGCACGAAGGCGAGCCAGGCATCGTTCGAGCGCAGCAGCTCGCCGAGCTGGATCCGCGCGATCTGCCGCCGCAGCCCGAGATATGGATCGGCCGGCGCCGGCGTCATTCCGAGCCGCGGGGCTCGCTTGAAAGCGCCGCGCTCGGCGGCGGCGTGGAGCGCGCCGCGGCGCGACGGGCGTCTCACGTCAATGGCTCAATCGTGAGGCGCAGCCGGCAGCCGCCG